TTTCACTTGCAAGATCCGGACAGACCTTTGTTAATTCAATTAATTTTATCTTTAACTCTTCTAAGGCTTTTTTCTGATCCGGTGTTCCACCAAACCCCGGAAAAGCTGTTTGTATTTCTAATAAATTAAGCTGCGCCCTTGTTGTAGAGATTCTATCTCTTACTTCCTGAGTACAGCCTTTTGGTTTTATTTGTGGAAGCGATTCAATCTTTTGTTGTGGATGGATATAGGCATTTATAAAATCTTTTAGTAAGACTTTACTAGTAACGCCAGCACCAAAGCCCAGCAGAGATAAACTGTCTTCTAGTTTTGAAAGACTCGTTTCTCTTCCTTGACACAACAAAAGATTGCTCGGTATTGGAGCATTTATTTGTCTTATAATCTCAAGTAAATTAAAAACTAGTGATAACGTTGTGTTTGAACTTATTAATAATGGTTGTTTTAGAGTAGTTAAAACAGCTAAAGACCTAGAAAATGTTTTATTTTGTAGATAGACATAATCAATCCTATCATATAAAATAACATCTCTAGAAACTCCATCAGAAAAAACTCTGGGTTCTAATTTGTTTTCACCGATTAGTCTCAAAGTGACAAATTCATAATCAGCAATAGATATCTTTTCTGGTTCTGATGCTATGATTGGTTTTATATTATTTGAAGTTTTGATTGCCGCCTCTAGATCTACTAAAAATCGAACCAAGCCGCCAATTTCTGAATCTAGATTATACCCAACGATTGTACTCTCAGAAGCAACTAATTGTTGATTATAAAAAGAAAATAGCTTCTTAATTTGAGTTACATACTCTGGTAATTTCGAAATTTCTAATGTCACCTCTGTTTGAAGAGGAAATATATTTTCTACAGAACCAGGTATTAACAAATCTTTTGTTATTTCTTGAGCCATTATCTATTTACCAACCATTTTCAATTTAATCTGTGAAACCTGCTGTTTATATAATAAGGTCCAGCAGGATTTAAGTGTTCACCCTTATAAGAAATTAGTTCCATACGAAACATTTTAATATCATTTATTGTAAAGCTTAATAATTGAGCAGCAGCTGCATTATTTGCATAGATAGATTCATCGGATGGTAAAACAGGTATACCAAAATATTCATTTACTGGATTTTTATGTTTATGATAAGCCATTTCATTCATATAGTCAATTACTGTCATAGTGGCAGTACTTACAATAGCACTCAATTTATCAACCTTTTCAATTAATTGGTCAAGAGCAAAAACAGTATTAATACCCAAAGGAATTGGCTGCAAACCACCGGCTTCTATTTCCGATATTTGTGCTTCTCTTACTTCTTCAGTGATCATTAGTCTTTCACCGTCCTCTAAATCACCAGCCAATAACTCAATACCATATCTGGAAACGATATTTCCACCTTGAGAATTTTTTTGATCAGTGCCAACAACCAATTTAATACTTTCTCTACCAACAAGTCTAACTGCATCGGCTTTTAAAGCCGCAGTTGATCTAGCTATAGATAAACCACTATTTCCAGGAGGAATACCAAGAGCTTTATCGATATCAGATTTTTGGCTTAAATAGATTCTTGCAGCATCTGTAGTAAAATCTGGATGGGTTATATCTTGTTCTATTAAGAATTTTTCATCTGCACTTCTTCTACCAACCACCATATCAATAGCTGCACAGGAAGTATTTCCATTAATACCATAGCCATCAAAAGGTCCAGTTCTATCGCGACCTAGAACTATAGTTGAGTCTTGTTTTCCTTGTAATAATATTTCATATCGTGCTTGTGCAAAACGTGGAGATAGCTCTGCAATATCATCACCACCAATACCGGCTGAAGAAACTATTGTAGAAGAGTCAGAGAATCCATCTCTTGCTTTTTCAGTTAATTTATTAAGTTCTAATTTCTGTTTTAAATTTGCCATAATTACTCAATTAAACCTAAACTTCTTGCAGCATTTTCATCAAATTCGTAATGCCACAACTCTTTAAAAGACCATCCGGTCCAAATAAAACCAAATCTCTGTGAATTGCTTGCTAACCATTTAGCAACTAAACCAAAGTCACCATTTTTTGTTTTTTCAAAACTCTGTGAATTTTGATCAACTCTCTGTAAAGAATTAAAACTAGAACTGTCAGTAAATTGCTTAAACAACAAATTTCCTTCTCTGCCGGTTGAAAAGTCAATAGCCTTTCCAGCTGGATGTTTTGAATTACCTCTATCTGGATTTCCAACTTGTGGAAATGGTTGACCTTTTCTTAGCCAGTCTTGATACATACACCTTTGTAAATCTATATTTCTATAACCACTGGTAAAACCTAAAGTTTGACCGGTTTCTTTTTTATATGCATCTATCATAGCTTCAACAGCTTTTATATATTTCTTTGGAAATAATATAAAAGCACTACCTGGTATTATAACCATTTCTGTTGTTTCATATCCATTTGGTGGAGGTGGACCACCGGTTGTTATTGGCCATATACCGGGTTGCCGATTCGCTTTTTTTAAATCTATACAAGCATTTTGTTCAGAAGCAGGAAAAGACTGTTGCTGGATACTTGGTATTGGATTTAAACCAGAAGGTGGTTTTGTACTATCTGTTAAATTATTTTGTTGTGAAGTAATCTGTGAAGCTTTTTTGTCTTTCTTTTTTCCTGCTGTCTCTGATCCTTTTCTGGATATACCATAATAAGTTGGTCTTGTTCGAAACAGACGATTTTCATAATCAACAAATATCTTATCACCTTTACTTGGAGGATCTAATTTATCAGATACTGAAATAAATATTTCAAAAAGAGGCATTAATGTTTCTGATGGTATTTCTTCGCCATTATCAAAATTAATACCCTGATCTGGATGTGGACAGTTATCTTGTTCTATTATTTGCGCTCTTACTGCTATCAATTTATCAATATTCTGCATTTGTGAACTTTGATATTCAGCAGGAAATGGAGGATAAATATAATAGCCGTTTTCTAAAGCAATACCAACCAAAGGACCAGAAATGTTCTTTGAAACATCTGGTCTAATATGTTCATCTTTTTTTAATCTTTCGAGTTCAGAGTCGGTCGGATTTGCTCTTCTTATTCTTGGCCAAGCATTATTTTGACCAAAAGGCTCATCCTCTGGATTCAGAATTCTATTCGACATAATCTAGAAACCTCTAGAATAAATATCTAGAATTGAAATAATTTAGATATCTATTCTTCTTTACCGGTAGCTTCTATTTCATCATACATACTATTTTTCTCATTTTCATTTAAATCTCCATATTCACTTTTAATGGATTTTTTTAGTATGTCTGTTATTTTTACTAATTGCTCATTTGAACGCTGTAGAGTTTCAAGATATTTGGCAGCAGTCAAGCCAACTTCTCTATGACGTTCTTGACTGCCACCAATATAAACAGCTATATCTCTTAAGAGACTATCAGCTTTTTTACGATCTTCTCTTATATTATCAATAGCTTCTTCAAGATACTTTTCGATCTGTTTATTATTCATAATATATCATTTTCCCAATCAAGTTTAAAATCTCTATATTTATCTCTTAATCGATTTAAACTTGAAGCTATTTGTTTGGTATTTAGATTCGTTATCTCTCTTATATACAGATAGATTGCTTTTTTATTGAAAATTTCAATACGATCAGGATTCTCCAATAAAATTTTAACAGCTTGTAAAACTTTATCATCGTTCTGTTTTAATTCTTCTGAATCCCATTCTTTCATCTCGCTCCAAAGAGCGCCCCAAAATTCTTCTCCCTCTCTATCTGAATCATATGTGTTATGAACCAATAGGTTATCTTCTTCGCTCTCTTTTTTGATATCTTCGAAATATACTTCGTGTTTTGCTTGATGAGAATTCTTTTTGACTTTATGAATAAACCAATTTTTGGTTATGACTGAAAAGTAACTAAATGCCTTAGAGCCTTTTAATGGGTCAAATTTATCCAATATGGTTGTTAACCAAACCTTGCACTCGCTCTTTAGGTCTTCAATATTTGGTAAACTAGTGAACTTATAAGTAAAAACTATTTTATCTACCAACTCATTAAAAACAGGGCCGATATAAGCAACATAAAGTTCTTGTCTTTTTTTTGGATCTCGTACTTGAGCATATTGTACGATTGCATCTTCATGAACTTTTGAAAAATATATTTTTCCTTGTGTTGTTCTTACTTGAGTTGTTTTATTAAAGGTTACGTTTGTTTGGTTTGAATTCAAACTGTTTTGGCTCTGGCTCTTCTTCGGACGTGGCATCAATTTCTCCAGCTACAACCATATAATCCTGTTTTAGATCAGAATAGGCTTGTGTTATAAATTTTGTATGTTGAACTAGTGATTCAAGAGTGGGATCACCATAAAACATTTCAAGTTCATTAATTTTTGTTAAATGCTCTGTAAAATCAGATATTTGTGAATCAAATATTTGAAATGTTTCTTGTATAAGAACAATACGTTTTACTAATCTAAAAGCATACCAACCAAATAATACATTAATACCAATTGATATAGCCAGTAAAATTAGTAAAACAATTGTCATTTATTATAGTCCTGCCTCTTGATATTTTTCATATCTTCCTTAAGACTTTCCTTATTTTCTTCAATAAATGTTCGAACTAATTGCCCACTATTATTTTTTTGAGCAACCGTTATTGAAGAACTTAATACCTTCTTAAGTGAATCTATTGTTCCACACTTTTCACAATCTGTTAAGCGAGTGGACATATCATGAAAAGTATCGAACTGCTGTTCACAGCTTTTACATTTATATGTATAAACTGGCATCAGTCTACTTCGTGTTCAACTTGGTTAACAGAGAAAGCTGGTGGATTTTTAACAAAAAGATTACCATCAACACTTTCCCATTCTAATTCTTCTAATACTGGAACTATATCGCTTTGTTCTAGTAGACTCTTTTGTAGAGCCATCATTAATGAGCCCATAGCTTGTTTTGATAATTTCATTTCTTTACTCCAATTAATGTTTCAAATATCTTTATTGATATTTTTGACTGTCTCTATTATATGCTGAATCTGTGCTTTTTGTAAAGAAGGATAACTAGGAAGAACCACAGAATAATTATTTACTAAATTGCCATTCTGATTTGTTCTGTTCGTAGTTATTTTATTTTTTAAGAATTCTTGCTTCTCATGAGTATAAAACATAGGTCTTATGTCTATTCCGTTTTTATTAAAATAACCAAGAGCTTTATTGTAAGTAATTCCATTTGTAAATCTTAGACCAAACATCCAGCAGGAGTGTTCTGTGTTGGTTTCTTGTACTTGAACTTGTACAAAATCTAAATCTTTAAAAGAATTTGTATATGTATTGTATAAATCTATTTTTAGATTTAATATTTCATCTAGACTTTCTAGTTGACCTAATAAAAACGCCGCTTGTACATTTGTCAAGCGATAGTTTTGAGCTATTTTATCATGCTTAAATCTTTGGTTTGTATTACCTTGATTAATAAAAGATTTTAGATATTCTAGAATTTGTTTATCATTGATTATGACTGCTCCACCTTCACCACAGGTAATAGTTTTATTACCAAAGAACGAAACAGCAGAAGCAAAAGTTTGTGTACCGGAAAATTTACCATTATATTTTCCAAACAGTCCTTCACAATTATCCTCAACAACTAATAGTTCTGGATATTTCTCTTTTATCAAATCAATATTTATTATATTTCCAAGATTATGTACACACAATAAAGCTGTTGTATGTAAGTCTGATTTGTCTAAAAGTTCAAATAATTCATTTAAATCATAGTTCCAGGAATCAATATTACAATCTACAGATACTAAAGAGAATTTTTCTTCATATAAAAAAGTATTCCAAGCTGCAACATAAGAATTGTTTGGTACTATTAGTGTTTTAATATTTGGATATTTAATCTGAATGGCTTTAGAGACGCAATGCATACCGGTAGTACCATTACTTACTAAAAACAGATTTTCTGTTTTCAATACTTCCTTAAGTTTATCTGTTGCTCTCTGTATGAACTCGCCTTGCGAAGATATCCATCCGGATTCTATAGCCTCATATGCATATTTTTTTGTTTTTTCATTAATAAATGGATCGTATACTTTTATCATATTTTGATATATCAGTTATAGTATTTTTAAAATATAATACTATGTTTTAATTTCCTTAGTATGTTTTGTGCTTTCTTTGTATATTTTTACCGTCATCTAATTCTTTACCTGCAGCAGCTTCGGTAATCATTAGAATTACTTTTTGATCAATCTCGTCAATCAACTGGTTTCTTTGAACATTAAGATCTGTTGCTCTTTTCAAACAGTCCCAAAGACGTTTAGCGCCCTCTTCATTCGAAAAGTATTCTGTCTTATATTGTTCAAAATCCATTTTACGAATTTTATATATTTCTTCTTGATTATTCCACATTTTTGTATCTATAGTAAATAATTTATCAATTAAACTTCCTAGTGTATCCGCCATATTAAACTCCTATTTAATTTTTTTACAAGGCATTCCAACATATGTGCCAGATTCTAAAAGATCTTTCACTACTACCGCTCCAGCACCAATTATTACATTACTAGCAATTTTTTTATTTTCGATTATAATACAATTTGTACCGAGATAGGCTAAATTTTGTATATTTACATTTCCAGATATATTACAACCTGGCGAGCAGGTAACAAAATCTTCGATTCTAGAATCGTGACCAAGAGTACAATTTAAATTAATATGTACAAAATTACCAATTACAATATTTGTAGTAACAGATACATGAGAACATAATATATTTCCAAAACCTAACTTAACAAATCGCTCATCTAATACAACAGATTTATGTATAAGATTTGGAAAAGAAATATTATTTTTATTTTTTAACTTAGAATAAATTTTTTGTTTTATATTTGGACTTCCAACTGCTATAAAACACTCGATATCTTCATTAATATTAAAAAAATCTTTCTCTGAAATTACAGATCTGCCATTAATTTGGGTGCCTAAGTCTTCAGAAGAATCTTCTGCTACAAAAACAACATCTGCCAAGCTACCAAAGTTTTCATAAATTATGAACTCTACTTCTTTAGCAAAACCTTTTGTACCAAATATATATTTTTTTTTCATATACAATTTTTTAAACTTTCTTTGAATTGATCAATTGTTGTAACAATGGTTTTATTTTGCATATGCTTCCACTCAAAACTACTCCAATGTAAGCCATGTGTTACCTCAATTCTAGGCTTAGATATATCGCAAAAGTCAGAATGTGTTAAACAGCTTAATCCAGAACAACAGCCGATAAACATATCGACCAAATTGTACAACTCTGCATTAGACATAAAAGAACCATTATAAAAATGGATATCTATTCCATATTTTTTTGCTAATGAATCAAAATATTCTGGCTTATTTTTTCCACTAAAAATAATACTATATCCTCTATCTTCAGCAAAATCACACAAAATTTTTATATAATTTAAATTAAATGGAGATTGATTAGAGAAATTTTCATATTCTAATAAAATAAACTTATTTTTATCATTATTAATACTTTTAACAAAGTGTTGTGCTTCTAGTTTTTCTTCTTGAGTTAAAAATATATTTGGAATAAAGTCACAAGCAAAATTTGTAATTCCGGATGTTTTATATTTTATGATATTCAATAAATTATCTTCTTGTCTTGAAAGTTCGATTCTGTTCTTGAGAGAATAATAATATGGAGCTACAAACTTGACTATATCATATTTTGAAAATAACTCTTTCTCATTCTGTTCGATAAAAAAGGTCATATTTACATAACTATGCAAATCATCGCCTGTGTGTATATTTTCATATATTAATATATTATCAATATTTTTATTATTTTTTAATATATGTACATATTTTTTACTGGTCAGCCAAGTTATTTGACAATCTGGTTCTACTATTTTGTGATGTTTTACAATTGGTGTACAATTTAAAATATCACCACCTGCTCCACAATTAATAATTAAAATTTTGTTTCCCATATTATTTTAATGAAGTTTTATCGTGCTCAAACATCATTTTTGCTAGCTGTTTAAAACCTACTTTACGTTTCCAGCCTAATTCCTGTTCTGCTCTTTTTGGATCTGCCAAAAGGAAAGCAACATCGTGTGGCCTAAAAAGTGTTTCAGTTGAAACCATTTGTTTTTCTGGATCAAGGCCGGCAAGAGTAAAGATTTCTTCTACGAATTCTTTAACGGTGTGTGTTTCACCGGTACCAATAACATAATCTCTTGGCTCACTATTTTGAAGCATTAACCACATAGCTTCTACATAATCGCCGGCAAAACCCCAATCACGTTTTGTATCAATACGACCTAATTCTAGTTTATCTTGTTTACCAGCTAAAATATTAGCCGCAGCTTTTGTAATTTTACGAGTTACGAAATGCTCTCCACGTCTTGGTGATTCGTGATTAAAGAGAATACCAGAACAAGCAAACATATCATATGATTTACGATATGTAGCAGTTAGGTTGTGTGCAAAAACTTTAGCACAAGCATATGGTGAAATTGGAGAAAATACAGTATCTTCATTTTGTGGTCCAGGCATATCACCAAACATTTCTGATGTTGACGCTTGATAAAAGCGGATACTTTTATCGATACATCGAATTGTTTCCAAGATATTCATTGGACCTACAGCATCAATATGTACTGTACTCATCGGTGAACGGTAAGACTCTCCAACGTGTGATTGTGCGGCAAGATTATAGATTTCATTTGGTTTATGTTTATCGATTAATCTCCACATCGCAGAGGCATCAGTAATGTCTCCAGTTTCAATCAAAAAATCTGGATTTGCTAAATTGTGTTGTATACCGGCTAATTTTGCTGTGTCATTCGATGCAGTATATCTTAGCAAGCCTACTACTTTATAATTTTTTGAAAGAAGTAGATCGGCAAGATACGAACCATCTTGTCCATTTACTCCAGTTATTAATGCTACTTTTTGTTTTGTCATTTTATTCCTCAATTCAATAAAACATTGACCAAATCTTGGGTTATTTTTTGTGGATTGCAATACTCTTGCAAAAATTTACGTGATTCTATACCGGTTCGTTTTAATTGTTCAGGGTTCTCTTTCCACAAATTATATGCTTTCCTAAGCTGGTTTCGTAAATCATCTAAATCTGTTTCAACCAATTTCATTTCTACTGATGAGTAATCCTTAGTAAAAGCACCGGTACAGGTCATAAACCTGGAATTTATAAAGAAATTATCCGGATGAATAAAATCTATATGGCCACCTTTATCTGGTGTCATCACAGGTAATTCTCGGCCTATAGCTTCAGCAATTGTTAATCCAAAACCCTCGCCTCTTGTCGGCAAACAAAATAAATTAGAATTATCTATTATTATGTCAATTTCCTGTTTTGATAAAAGACCGGTTACTACATTAATTTTGCATTTCATTGGATCTAGATAATGACTTATTGAATTTTTATAATTTTTAACTTCTGATAATATGTGATTTCTGTCTTCTTCGAACTTACCAGTCGCTGGTCCAAAGCCATATGTCTTTATTGTTAATAGAGCATCTTCTTGATGATAAAACTCACTACAATAAGCTTTTATCAGTAAATCAAAACCTTTTCTTGGTGTCCACTGAGACATAGATAGAATATTAAATACTTTTTTCTGTTCTTTTCTGATTGGTTCAGAAAAATCAATCAAATATGGAATCTTATACGTAGGGAGTCCCGTTTGTGACTCAAAAACTTGCTTATTCCAATCGCAAGGTACAATAATTTGGTGAAAATATTTTTTATAATTTTCTAACCAAAATGCCGGTACCCTATCTGTTTCCCAAACAACCATATTGGTATTTTTTTTAGAATTTTGGAAAATGGGATCAAATTTTAAATGATCAATTATTAAATTTGGTGTTAAAAACCAAGCAACATCATAATCTTTTTTACAAAACTCTACCATTTCATCACTATTTTTTAATTCATATTTTTCAATTAATTGTATTTCTGATTTGGACAGTTTGGCTTGTTCAAAATTCCAAGTATAAAGACCTAATTCAAAAGCACCCGGATTCATTTGTAAAAACGAATCTAAACATTTTAAATAACTTCTAGCTGCAACAGAATATCCAGACGGTCCTCTGAATGTGGAGACAAACAATAATCTTTTCACAGTAAATCACCAATAATCATTTCTTTATTTTCGGTATTATTTTCTAATGAGCCGCCCCAAACACTTTCAGCAAATTGCCTGAAAACGACTTCTTCGGTGAAAGTCTTCAATACATGTTCTTGTAACTTTTTCGCCTGTGAAAGATTTGGTGCATAGTTCTTAACCAATTCTCTCATAGCTTCCCTAACAGAACTATGTTTAACATATGCCCACTTAGAATCAGCCTGAATTACTCCATCCCAAACTGCTTCTTTCTGTACTTCCTTTAGCTCAAAATCGATTTTAACACAGTGTGAGCGCATTTTAATCTTGCCGGTATCCTTTTCTTTCTTCGGGGCTTTCAGAAAGTCAGTCTGTCCACTCCAAAATGGTGCGGCGACGGGCAATCCTGCTGATGCAGCCTCAAACATAGGAATACCAAAACCTTCACCGTGCGTTGTACTTACAAAAGCCTTAATTTTTGGATGCTGATAAAGACCAGCCATTTCTTCATCAGTCATATTACCGTGAAGAAGATGGATTTTACATTTTCTATCTTGAGGTAAGGTAGATAGTAGATTTTTCATTCTAACTTCTGTTAGAGTTTTATCCATAATATTATTTTTAACTGAATTTGCCTTAACTACTAGTCCAACTTCTTCATCTTTAAATTCTTCAACAAAAGCACGAATTGTTGCTTCTATATTCTTTCTTGGTCCCCATTGAGCCACTGTCAAGAAATTAAAATCATTAGGTAGTTCTAATTCTGGTACAACTGGTACCAAATTTTTAACTGGAAACCCAACTACATCTATTGGCTTAGTATTACGGAATTCAAACTGTTCTTTTGTAGACTGATTTACAGCCTGATAAGCTGTATTATTAAACACATCTCTAGAATGTTCTGATATAACAATAAACTTATCCATTAGTATGGATTTTTCAATCCATTTTGGAGAAACTTTTGTTGTTTCAATACCAGCAGTATAGCCAATATTAACTGGCGCTATTTTTTCAAATTCATTTGGTATAGAAATCTGTATTGATACATCAAACTGTTCCTTATTCTGGATTCTTTTTTGTGATTCTAGAATAATTGGCATCAGCAATTTTACTTCTTCTGATGTTTCTAGAAGATTTCCTGTTCTTCCCCAATTTGTTGGCAAGATAGTAATATCAAAATGATCTGGGAACCTTGCTAATGAATGAATAGCCAAACGAGCCATTTCTCCATAACCACTTCTACTTAATACTGGTCCTCTAACAATTACTTTCTTTTTCATCTGTTCTCCGATCAAAATGTTTTAAGTGTCCAACGATTATATTTTCTATTTTCCCACACACCGGGCTTGATTGCATCTTGAATTAATACATCCCATTGTGGTAATAAAATATCTGGATTATAATTGTCCAAAAGATGTTGTCGGCCTTTTCTGCCCAACTCTTCTCTTTGTTCTTTAGACATATTGTATAATTTTACCAAAGCATCAACAAAGTCTTCTTTTGAAATTCGATCTTCGTAGATGTAAGGAACTTGTTGTGAGCCTATCACAGCTTTTGATGCCGGTTTAATACCAACTCCAAAATATTCCTGCCCATTAAATACTTGCTCTTGTAAGCCTCCGGTCATATTAGCAATTACAGGTGTTTCACAAGCAAGCGATTCCATACAACTCAAACCAAAACCTTCTGCATCAGATATACAAACTGTTACGTCAGCGGCATTATACATAGCTACCATTTCTTGTGGTGGTGATCTGTTTTTAGAAAATTTTACTTCTCCATTGGTTAGACCAAGTTCAACTATTATTGCCTCAAGATCTTGACCGTGACCATCTTTAGGATCGGTATGCATCAATAAACAAGCTTTATCTTTACCGACAATATCTAAAAAGTCTTTAAACCACCAAACTACTGAACCAGACATTTTTCTTCTTGCATTTCGCGAATTCCAAAATACAAGGAATTTATTATTAAAATGCTGTTTACGAATATTATCTATGTTTTGCTGTGGCAATTTACTAAACAAATTCATATCTACGCTATGTGGTAGATAGACTGATTTAACACTTGGTGCTACTGTCTTGACAATATCATCTGTTAATTTAGATATTGTAACTATTATATCAGTTGAATCATAGAAAGGCTTGTTAAATTTTGGATATGGATAATTATCCCAAACGTGATAATAGATTAAAGGAACCTTGTCACGAATCTCGTCTTCCATATCCCAGAGCCATTCATAGAATCGCGGATCTGTCATAAACCAGATAGCATCGGGTCTATGATCTCTGAGAATAGCACGAATAACATCTGGATTTCCGTATCCATCAACAGGAATTACTAAGAGATCATCACCATAAACATCAAATTTTTGTGGTCTATAGTCGTGATGTTTTACAGCACCTCCCAAGCAAATAAACTCATACTTACCTGTTTTATGAAGGTAGTCAATCATATATTTCGTTTGTGTGCCGACGCCAGAACTAGACAAAGGATGATCACTTATGATCAATAATTTTGTTTTTTTATTCATTTATTTTCCTTTTGTTTATGGACAGTAAATTGTTTTGTGAAATTCACATTTTGTACAAGATAGTTTATTTTTAATAAACTTCTGTTTTTCAACGTTTTTAACACAGGTATCCAGTATTTTAAGAGCATTATCTACTTTTTTTGGTCCACTTGTTACGCGAAAGATTTCTACTTTATCTTTTTTGGCTGTTCTCTTTAGTAGACCAAAATACGTCTCAACATTCTTTGGATCAAGCTTGTGTTTCTGACAGAAAAAGTGCTTATAGTATGTTAGCTGGTAAGTTGTTTCTTTTTCTGTTTTCTTTTCAATGTCCCAACCCCAGCTACAAGTCTTCCAGTCAATAATGTGATACTTTCCATCCGGAGTTTTTAGGACTGAATCTATAAAACCATAGAAATCAAAATTAGGATTTCCTTCGATATTCTGCCTTATTTCTTCTTCAGCTGAGACTACTTCGTATTCACCAAAAACATTTTTAACTTCTGGTAAAATAAGTTCAACCAACTCGTCTCCCTGCTTTTTCATTTCTTCTATCAAATCAGCAGAAACAGTTATACCATTTTCTTTTAATTTAGTAATTTCTTCTAGAAATCGATTTTGGAAGTATTTTTTCTTATCAATTTCTTCGCTATCATCTTTTAGAAGGCCAAGTTGGGATCTCTTTTTTTCCAAAAGAAGTGACTGTTCTACAGTATCATGTACTGCTGTACCAAATACACTAAATTCATTTCCTTGAAATAAGCGAACCTTATCAACACGTGTAATTTTGTATTTAAATGGACAAAATACCCAATCCTTCCAAGCAGAATAGGAAATATAATCTAAACTCATTTTAAACCTCTGTTAAGTGAGGTGATCCTTGCGGAAAACCAGTAGGACCAGTCTAGCACAGGCCCCGGCAAAATTAAACAACCTTTTGCACGAACATAGCAAGCTTTGAGGCTAGTTGTGGACAAACTCTATTGATCTCTTCGTCACCTTCCAGAAAATATTTTTCAAATCCATTGGCGAAATATTCTCTGAGTGATGTTGCTGCATAAGGTGATAAGAATACCCCACGTACCAAACTACCAAGTTTGTCATAGCCGATAGTTTGAAAAAGATATTTGTCGAATGATTCTTCATATTCCGGGTTTAAGTAACTTTCCTTTTTAAATTGATCATATCCATATGCTGTTAAAATTTCGTACATTTTAATGCGCTTAGAAATAAATTCCTGTTTGATAGAATGATCATCATATACATCATTATAGTATTGCTCTTCACAACCGTGAGCCAATTCATGAATGAGATTTTTTAAAAATTGCTCTGGGCTGTTCTGCTTGTTAGTTATATATATCATTCTATCGTTATACACGGCTTCTATTTGTCTTTTTTTAAGAAAAGGAAAATCGCCAATACAAATAGAATCTGCCACACTCAGTATTGAATATGGCAGATTCTTTATTGTTTGTATAACATTGTTAATTTCAAAATTACCAGTAAAACTATTTTTAACAAGTATTACAGTTTCTCCTATTCGATACTCACCAATCGGATTATTATTTTTAATAATAGGAAACACCATAAATATAATTAATCAAGTTGGTGAATTTTGTTCTATACTGCTTTCCTGTTGTTTAGCACTAAAATTCTCTATATCTACCAAAGCCTGTTGATATCCTCTTAGGAAATTTTCTTCAGCTACTAGCATTAGAAATTCTGGAAATTCTTCTGCTAGGACACTTACTACCATCTCTACTGTTACTTCGCCATTTTCTGGTTCTAACTTAGAGCCAACATAATTAACAAACATTTCTTTCAATGGTCCTTCTGGAAGGACCACTTTTTTGGCTGTTTCATTTTCTAGTATATCTGTCATTTTAAACCTCAAAGTACTTTTGCTGCCAAACTTGCGACAGCACTACGTTCACCCTTTTGCAGACTGACGTGGCCAGCTAAAGATGCTGTTTTAAACTTTTCTACAGCATATGCAAGTCCATTGCTTGTATCATTAACATATATGTTATCAATCTGTTCAATATCACCAGTTAATACAATCTTTGTACCTTCACCAACACGAGTAACAATTGTTTTCAACTCGTGAGCAGTAAGATTTTGTGCCTCATCGATAATCATAAAAGCTTTTGCAATTGAACGACCACGAATATAGGTAAGGGCTTCAATCTCGATAACACCTCTTGTCATATAATCTTGCAACGTTGCTTTATCATTCCCGAGAAGGAACTGCAAGTTATCCTGAATTGGTATCAACCAAGGCATCATCTTCTCTTCGAGAGTACCCGGCAGGAAGCCTATATCGCGTCCTAATGGCTGAACTGGTCTTGAGACTATCAGACGAGTATACGTCTGCTTTTCAAGCAACTGAGCCAATCCTGCTGCGACTGCTGATAGAGTCTTGCCGGAACCAGCCTTACCAACCAATGTAACAATTGGTACACTTGGATCCATTAATAAGTCAAAAGCAAAACTCTGTTCACGATTTCTGGATTCAACACCAAATACAGCTTTGTTTCTACCTTTAAAGTCTGGTACCTTTTTCAAGGGCAATTCTTTTCCTAAGAATCTAGCTAGAGCGGTTTTATTAGCATTTTTATTTGATATAAGTGTAATAAACTGATTTGGAAATAGCTTATCAGCTTGTTTTTCTTCCAAAGTCAATCCTTCACCGCTATATAGTCTCTCAATAAACTCATCATCAACAACCAATTCACATATACCACTGTACAATTCACTTGAATCAGAAATAACCTGACTGGCTTCATATGACTCGCTTTGCAAACCAATTGCATCGCAAATAACACGCATATTAACATCACGTGAAACAACGACGACCTTTTTATCTAAATGTGCTTTAGATACAGCGTATGCAGTTGCAATAATTACATGATCTGGTACCGATAAATCTAGATCTTTTGGAAAATGTGATGCATCAAGGGCAGCAGATTTTAAAACTCCTTTACCTTTCTGAATTCTAACTCCTTCTTGAAGGGAACCAGACTCTCTTAGTGTATCAAGAATTTTAATAGAGTTACGCGCATTTTGGCCTACTGAATCTTGTCTGTTTTTATGTTTATCGACTTCTTCTAGTACTTTTAGAGGGAGTACGATATCGTCTTTTCCAAAAGAAAAGATAGAATTGGCACTTGTTAAGAGAACACTTGTATCTAGAACATATATTTTTTTCATATTGTACCTTTAGGTTTTCGAACACTAGTTATTTTATGGTCACTAAACACATCTTAAAACTAGCTGTTCTTTTATTGTCTGTTTTATCATTAAACTGTACTTCACATACAAATTGTCTTGGTTTAGGTGATATTAAAGACTCAATAATAAATATTACTCATACTCATAATAAGACAGTACTTCCTTACGATTCTTTTGTTAAGTTGATTAAAAACGTTTCAGATAAGAATGGAAATATTTTATTTTCTTCAGTTGCTTCAGGAGTCATACTTTCACATGGTAGTAACCATACAAAAATTTTAACTGCGCGACACTTCTGTGTTGGTTTAGAGAGTAAAGTAGATACAATTCCAGAAGAACTATTTCCCATAAAAGATGATACAACCATTATTGATGTAAAAAATGAAATACATAACATGTTGTTTTATGCATTTGATGATAAACACGATATATGTGTTGTATTGACAAAAAAAATAGAGCAACCGGCAACTATAATATCACCGGTTGCTCCACTAAGAGGAGAAAAAGTTTTTAATATAGCTGCACCGCTTGGCATCTCAGATGGAAAAGCGGTGCTTTTATTTGAAGGATATTATGCTGGCGATTTTTATTCACCGCTAATTCGTTCAAACTCTTCCCTATATTCCATACCCACAAAGAGCGGTAGTTCCGGTTCTGCAATCTTCAATGAACACGGAGAATTAATAGGTATTACCTATGCTGGTGTAAGTGAATTTGAAAATATCTGTATTGCAGTACCCTGGAAAGATCTTAAAAGATTTATAGAATTTATAGAATCAGCACCGATACCTGATCTAGATATTGAATAAGCTGCTTATTGGATTTGCGCCAATCTCTGAGCATTACAAGTGCTCTGCATCGCTATCTATGCTTAAGCAGCATACTTCTATCTAGTAGATATAATTAAAAACCTACAATTTGTTTAGTCGCTTCATATAAAAAAATATTTGCTGCTTGACTTGTATTTAAACAAAAACCAATTCCTGGCATATTAATAAAGATTTTTTGACTATTATTTAATATATCTGCTGGAATTCCAATTTGTTCGTGACCAACAACAATACAGATCTTTTTAAAATCTGTTAGATCATTCTTGAAATTATATTTATGAATTGAAACAGCTTCTGGGTCCAATTCTGCGCTAATAACTTTAATGTGGTTATTTTTACAATATTGTAGAAATTCATGAGGATTACTAAACTGATTAATTGGTACATAATCTTGTAACGTACCGGATCGTGTTGCGAGTGTTTTTCTTTTTGGTACTGACCCAATAACATTCACGGCTGCAGCACCAAAACAAGCCGCACTACGTAATACAAATGCTACATTAACTTCTTCTTTAAAATTAACAGTACAAACTTCGATTGGTAATCGAGTTGAAATATTTTGTTTATTATTATAGCGTTCACGACGTGTTTGATTACGGTTTGTCATAAGATAGTTATAATCTAATAAAAGTCAATTAAATGGTTGGGGAACTAGGATTCGAACCTAGATAAACGGAATCAAAATCCGTTGTCCTGCCGTTAGACGATTCCCCATAAGTACAAAACCCACATAAAGTGGGTTTTGTACAATTTTAAATTTTATTTAAATCAACGAGCGCGATAAACAGTAACCTGATGACGGGTATTACGATTTAGTTCGGTACGATTAGTTGGGCGTAGAGTACCTTCAGAAATTAGATCACGGAAGGCTTTGGTAACAAATCCACCACGTTCTGATCCTTCAAAATGAAGGCGCATTACATTTACAACATCAGCAGCAGATACAGTACCATTCTCTAGAACACGTGAACGAATTTCGGACTTGAGATAGGTAAGAGCGCGATTTGATGACATATTTATTTCCTTAGTAAATAACTTTTTTAGAGAAAGTTTAAACTCTTGGTGGGAAGTGAGAGATTCGAACTCCCTAAAGCAATGCCGTCAGATTTACAGTCTGATGTAACTCGCCATCGTTACCGACTTCCCAAATTTATTTATTTCTACCAGCGTAAGTATCAGTTTGACTATGACAATTTGGACAAAGTATTCTTAAGTTTTCTAATCTATTATCAGAATTGTTGCCATTAACATGATCAAGTTGAAGAACAATCTTTTTTCCATTCCAAGTGTCTTGTAGACCACATTCAGAACATTTATTTACAATTAATTTTTCTCTTATTAATCGTTTTTTTAATTTACAAGTTTGATATGTGGAATTTTCTACTAATATATCTTTTAAAGATTGAGATTTACTCCAACTATGTGACTTTCCTTTTAAGTGGCCTTGTCCAGTAAAATGCGAAGTATCTAAATTAAATTGTTTTATTTTTCTTTGCAAAATTCTATAATTTCCACCTATTGGCTTAAGATCTAATTTTTTTAATACTTGTGCATATGAAAAACTCTCTTTAACTATTTCTTGTAATTTATCTTTTTCATTCATTTTTGGTGGGTACGGTGGGATTCGAACCCACACTGTATTGATTTTAAGTCAACTGTCTCCTACCGGTTGGACTACATACCCCTGGTTTTAATGAATCGTTTTTAGTCCGTCTAGCTCCTCTTGCAGCTGCCGCACCATCATACCAAGATCTTCAGCTTCTGTCAAGAGGTCGTCATTTTCTTTTTTAAGGTTTAAGTTTTCTGTTTTAATTTTAACAAATTCAGTCGAAATTTTTAAGTAATTAACAAGAAGATATTTTAAAGTATCTTCAATTTCAGGCATTTGTTTGATAAAGCTAACAATTTGATCAGTTTTTTCTTTTGTAATCATAATTTATGGTGCCGGAAGAGGGGGTCGAACCCTCATGCTATTGCTAGCAGCAGATTTTGAGTCTGCCGTGTCTGCCAGTTCCACCATCCCGGCGTATGCCCCATCTTAGCACGGGGCAGGCGATCTGTCAAGAGCAGTCAGTCTTCATCACTATCAAATTCTTGCCACTCATCTGTTGCTCGGCGATTAAAGCCATATTCTACCCAATCATTAAGCAATTTAAACCACTCATGAGCATTGCGATTATGAAATGTACCTGAATGTACATTCTCTTCAAATTCTACTAGGTCTTCTTGAATCATTTCTAGGAATGTTTCAACATCAATCTTCTTCATTTAACTACCGACCATCCTTGTTTTTTTAGGGTTTCTAACTGTTCATTTAACCATTTATCATTTGGTTCTTTTGAACGTAAAATAAGTTTTTTATTTTCTTGTGAAATAGGAAAAGCTATATGCATCAAGCCAGATAAGCCGGCTAATGATACTGTTTTAACACGAAAAATAATTCCACTATCTAATATTTCCATACCATGTTGTGGTACAAATGCTGCTTCCATATATTTACGGAGTTTAATACGCTTTTGTCCAACGTGTGTATCGTTAATTATTTCAATTAAAAATTCTAGTTGAGTTTTGTTTGACATAATTTTCACCAGGTATCATATTCTGTTACATCAAATTCTTTATTTGTATACGTATGTATAACTTTTGTTACTGTTCCTATTGAAGTTGGAATAAAAATATATCTTATTCCACCACCTATAGCGCCATAATATGCATATTTACCGCCACAAGTTAAATCATACCACTCATCAAAAGTCATAGTATTTTTTTGTTCTTCTATAACTTCTTGATCAATTTTTTTTAACCACTTATTAATCTTTTCTTGTTGCTCGCTGGTTAATTCAAATTTCATATTGATTGCTCTGGACAGGAAAGTATTTCTATTCCTCTTTTCTTGAGAAGATCTAAACCCTTTTCACTGCGATATGGTAGACAATAAATTACTTTTTTAATATTAGAATTAATTATTAATCTAGCGCAAACAGGACAAGGAGCGTGAGTTATATATATCTTCCTAGGTCTTGGATCATTATAGTTCATTTTTGCTATGGCATTAACTTCTGCATGAATGAAATTTGAACAGCCAGGTTCTAAACTATCTGGCTTATTATCTCCACCTTTTTCATCGCCATTATAACCAATAGCTAAAACGGTTTCATTATCTTCCGTGACAATAACAGCGCCCACTTTTAATCGTGGGTCATTTGAGCGGGTTGCGATATCATTTGCAAGTCGCATCCAGATATCATCCCAAGATAGTTTAAATTTACGCATCGCCTTTTTTCTGCTGAACCGAACCAAGTTCTTGGCTTATTAATGACAAGAGATATTTTTCTGCACTGCTCTTTGTCATTTCTATAGCTTCATTATCGACATTTTCATTTCTTAATTTAAACTCAAAATAACCAGTTACAGTCAATAATGATGAATAAACTAACAATACTGATTGTGGATCTTCATCGTGCAAATTATAATACACAGCTTCAGTAATATCAGAAATACATTTTTGTATTCTTTCTGATAATTCAAATATCTTTTCGTATTCGTCGTCTTTCAAGACTTGCCTCTAAATTTCTTTTTATAACAAATATCACACAAACATTCACCTTTACAGGTTGTATGTTGAAACTCATTTAAACAAGTATCACACATACGGTGCGGCAGCTTAAGAAATTTACGTAGTAATTTTGAAATAAAATGTGGCATAAGAAATATGATCTGAACTCGATAATGCTAATTTGGTGCCCTGTGAGGAATTCGAATCCCCGACCTTACCGGTAGAAACGGTTTGCTCTGTCCAACTGAGCTAACAGGGCATACTTTTATTTTCCTAGCAAACGATAAATATCTACAAAACCAACACATTGACCAACTGTCAGACAAACAATTAGTAGGGCCCCTAGGCCACCAAATTGTCTAAAGAATTCTCTAACGGCACCAGCCCAAGTATCAGGTTGCATTTTGTTTTTCTTTCTCTAGATAGAATTTTTCTACTTTTACTCTATGTTGATGTAATAATACAATTAAACGGTTTAAATCGTCCTCTTTGATTGTTGCAATATCCCAATGACCAAATTTGCATTCATAACCAAAGAGGTATTTTACGGCTGTTACAAAGCGTTTAAACAAGCCTCTGTACTGGTTTAACTGAATTGAGATATAAAGTTCCGGTGGAAGATCTCTATCCCAAGCATTTTCAGAAGTAACACGAAAAATGTGTTGTTCACTTTGACAATCACAATCAAAATGATGATTTTCGAAAGTATTGTTATTCATATTATTTATATATATTTGGTACTCCCGGTTGGATTTGAACCAACGACTTTCGCCTTATAAGAGCGACACTCTAACCAACTGAGTTACGGGAGCACATCCACCAAACCGTCTGGGGCCGATCTGGTGAACCATCTTAACACGATCTGGGGAGCGCGTCAAGCAGTAGGCGTTTGTTTTTTATTTTTTTTAGATTTCTGCTCAACAACAATTTCTTCTGGCTTTCGTGATTTAACTACAAATTTACCAGTCGATGGTAGAAATTTTACTTTTGCTTTTAGTCCATCTTTGCTATCAGTAAGCAAATTTTTTCTTACAGAATCCGCTGTTTCAAAACTGTCACAGACTTTTTCGACTTTCCACGGTTGACCTTGTTTTTGTTCAACCACTTCTTTAAGATCGTTCATATTGTGCTCCAAAATATTTAACGGAATTACAGAGATTCAAAATCGTAATTTCAATTCTTCTGAACTATTTACTGTTATGAAGATGTATAACAGAACTTGTCTTGTTTGTAAATGTAATTTTCTTAGAAATTCAAGCGATGAAGCTAGCAGAAGAAATAAAAATATGATTTTGGAATTTTGTTCTAAAAACTGTTATAAGCAGTATCAACAAAATTTAAAAACCAAAGTCAACTGTCGCAATTGTAATACTAGTTTTTTTAAAAAACAAAATCAAATTTTAAAAACAAAAAATAATTTTTGTTCCAAATCATGCGCGGCGACTTTCAATAATAAGAATAAAGTCTTTGGTATTCGACGCTCTAAATTAGAAATGTATATAGAAGAACAATTAAGAAATGATTTTCCATCTTTAAAATTTGTTTTTAATTCAAAAGAATTGATACAATCAGAATTAGATATTTTTATACCTGAATTAAAATTAGCTTTTGAATTAAATGGAATATTTCATTATGAACCAATTTATGGTAATTCAAAACTTGATAAAATTCAAAATAACGATAAACAAAAAATTATCGCCTGTTTTGAACAAGGAATAGAACTTTGTATAATTGATACTTCATCTTGTAAGTATTTAAATAATAACAATAAAATTAAATATTATAAAATTGTTAAGGACTTGGTCATTCAAAATATTGAACGTGCAGAAAAAACCAACGTGCAGGTGCCTTAATTTTTTTCCTCGGGCAGAGTGAGATTCGAACTCACGATACCTCTCGGTATGCCGGGTTAGTAATCCGGTGCCGTAAGCCACTTGGCTATCTGCCCACTTTAAGTATCATAAACCAAACTTGAAGGTTTGTAAAGAGGTTTATCGTTGTGTCTTATTGCCTTGTGCTGCTGCACGGCGGCGAGTAATTTCGCTATCTTCTGGACTGATTACGGTTGATTTTGGTTGTTGTCTTTTTGCTCTTCCAATTGCAGTTTGTTTTGCTGCTTGAACTTTAATTCTTTCTTCTTCGTCTTCATCAGAGTCTTCTTCAGAGTCTTCTTCACCAGCTTCTTTTTTTTGTAGATCTAATCTTGCTTGTGTAATTTCTTCTGGCTCTTCTACTTTCTGTTCTAGGAAAGCTTTAAACCCGGAAATATTTTCCTTATCTAGACCTATTTTAAATAAAAGATTTTCTATGTAATCGTGCACATGTGTATTTGATATTTTTCTTCCTGCAATTACATCTTCTTCCGGCGTACCAGTTACAAGACCAGAAGATCTATTTAATTGTGTTCCAAAGTTTTCTATTTCTTGTATTTGAGAAATAATTTTTGCTTCAGGAGTGTTTGGTTCTGGTTGGAACTCGGTTACAAAATATTTTAAAACATCAACAGCATCTTGATGAATTGTTGATTCGCTTCTTTCTTGCAACATATTTTTTTTAAATTCTTGTAATAGTTTTTTCATGTCATTCATTTTAAACACCACCTGCACCGGGAGGAGCACTTTTTGCTCTATCTGTTGGTGCCTTATTTGGATAAGCTGAACCGGCCGGCTGTTTTCCTTTTGTTAACAAGCGAACCTTCCAACCTTTGCCTTTCTTTTCCATTTCTTTCTGAAAATTGCTTTTTTCTTCAGCAACAGTTTCTGGTTTTGCTGCCATCTCTTTTGCGTCTTTTTGAGCTTTTCTAGCAGCTTTTTGAAATTCAATTGCAGATAATTTTTTATATTTTGCTGAATTAATTATCTCTGGATTATCCGAGTCTTTTGCCATTTTCTCTTGAGCCTCTGCAGCCTTTCTTTCAGAATCAGCATCTCTGATCATATTATTGGCATTACTAACTGCTTGTTGTGCAACAGCTTTTGGATCCTCTTCTTCAAAAAGTTTATGAAGTTCACTTAAAACAATATTTTTTATATATTGTCTATCTTCTTCCAATAAACCATCATTAATTTCTAACGATTCCGATTTCTTACCCCATTCTTCACCTTTACCAGATGAATCACAATCACTTGGTTTTGGTCTACACGCAGGATATTTGGCTCTTTTTTCACCTTCTTGTCTACCACATGTTTTACAAGTTTTTTTACCTGTTTCTTTATCTGTTCGACAAGTATTACAATCTACCCAGCCTTTGCTTTTTCCTTTTCCACCTTGACGTGAAAACCATCCGCTCAAACTACTTTCTTTTTCTTTTTTAAAATCTGGCTTCTTCTTTTTCTTCTCTAAGAAAAATTCTAATTCTTCTGAAATTATATTTAATATTTCTTCTGTTAATTGTTCTTCTGATAAGCCTTTCCAGATTTTACCTTGGCGACATTTTACAACAGCACCAGAAGCATAAGCAGATGGCCATACATCATATTTACGTTTTGCAATACGTGTACAGCGGTCGCCTTTCTTCTTCTTCTCAAAAATAATTTTCATAAAAATAAATAGTGCGTAACACGGTTAATACCACATTACGCACCACATTAATCAATCTTGTTTGTTTTCTTGTTCGGCTTTTGCTGCAGCTTCATTTAATGATTTAATTACAAATTCTTGAAGTTGTTCCTCAGTTAATTCTTCTACTGTTACTCCGTAACTTTTAGCAATTGCAGCCTCTGCTTCGTCATCTACTTCAAAGTCTAGAGTAACTGTACCATCACCATTTTCTTTAATACTATCAACTTTAATTTTCATTTTACTCTCCCAAAGTCATCTTCGTATCTGATAATATCATCTTCTCCAAAATAGGTACCGGTCTGAACTTCAATAAATTTAAGTGGTACTGTGCCAATATTTTCAATACGGTGTTTGGTACCAAACGGTATTTTTACTTTATCACCAGCCTTCATTGTGAATTTCATTACACCAAGTGTCATTAATCCTGTGCCTTCTGTTATTGTCCATATTTCTTCGCGTTTCTCATGTGATTGCAGACTTAAGCGTTTTTCTGGATTAACTTCAATTATTTTAACTTTGCAGTTATCGTCTTCATGAAGAATTTTATAATTTCCCCACGGTCTTACTGATGGATCGTTTTGTTTTTTACGTATTGCTGATATTAGTTTTTTAATCATAGGTTTATTTGGTGGACCCGGAGACAAATCGAAGTCTCGATTCAAGCGTGCAAGGCTAGCGTTATCGCCACTTTAACTACAAGCCCATATTCCTTTATTTAACTAGTTTACTTTTCTGAATCATTAAAATAATTTTCTGTTTCATATTGTCTTAAATACGTATTAAAACTCTCTAAATTCATACCTAAAAATCTAGCAGCTTCTGTTTTTGTACGTGTTGCAGATATAGCAAATTTAAGCATAGCATCTCTTACTATATTAGTAATAGCTGACCACAGTGGAATTCCATATATATGGCCTCCTGAAGCTCTTGCAGAGAGTTCTAACTTAACTGCTATTACTTCTTCTAAAGAAAGTTTATTTAGAAAGATCTGACATTGCTCATTAATTCTTGATTCACTTTCTAATCTGGATATTACAGAGTAATACTTTCTGGTACCATATGGTTTCTTTTTTCTTTGGTATGGTACTGTCTTCATTTCTCGTCCTTACTGACACCTAGGATAGCATAGCCGGCTATATCTTGCCAAGGGCTTTCTCCAAAAGAATCTTTCTTGGTAGCGATCCTGAATAACTTATCGATAAGTCTAGTAATAGCTAGTAGATCTGTATACTGTTCTGGTTGTACACCATTTGGATATAGGATCTTAATAATCTCAGCACTTTTTTCAAAAGAAGATCCATAAGCTTTATTTTTTTCTTCTACTAAAGATCCAATACTGGTACCAATTTCTAGAAAAGATCTGCTCATACTATTTTCTTTCTTATAAGATCTATATTTTATTA